GGTTTCTAATAAATCAATTTTTAAAGCATAAAGTTCATCTGATCTTTTATTGTGAGCTATTTGCAAATCAATAATTTGTTTAAATTTTTCGTAATTCATATTTTTATTTGTTGGTTAGTTTCTACATTAAGTTATTTTTTGTGGATAATATACTACATTATTTAACCCATCCACCTGGATATGGTATTGTATTTTCATTAAATTTATTACCAAATGAAATTATAGCATATTCTAATTTACCTCCAGCTATATTATATTTTGGTTTATATGTATTAATAAAATAATTCTCAATTTTAATAGCTTTTAAATAATCGGTTTCTTCAATATATTTTACCGAATCCCAATGTTTGTTTTTTTTATATCTATGTTGACTTAATCTAACTGCAATATCACAAGCCACGCCAACATATACTAATTCATTTTTATAATATAAAAGATAACATCCTGTATATTGTTTAAAAGGAATATCAATAATTTTATTTTCTATACTACTTACTTCCATCTTGTAATTGCATATCATTATTGTTATCTATTTTTCTATATCCTTCAGACCATAAAGTTTTAGTTAATATTACGCTGAGTTTTACAATATCATCTTCTTCCAGTTCAGGAAGTAATATGTGTAAACTTTCGTGAGTTAATATCTCTAGGTGCTTTTTACCTTTCAATCTAATATCAAGTTCAATAAGATTTAATCCGCAATGAGCAAGGCCCCAAATATTCTCTCTGCCTAATTTTAAATATTTCACTTTAATTTTTTTATTCATAATTAAAAAGGTGCTTCATCTTTGTTTATAACTATTCCTTGATTTAAAAATTCTTCGTTATTTTCAGTTTTATTTGATTTAATCCAATTATCATAATTCGGCATCCCTTTATAATATCTTCCATTAACCCGATCCCAAGAAAATATGCAGCATCCAGTTTGGCCCCAATGTTTAAATTTAACCTTTTGTATATAAACTTCAGTTAGATTTGTTTCAAAGTTACGATAAACAGTTATACCATTTGATGTCTTGTTATAAAAATTAGCAGAACCACTTATCGAATATAAATTTGGAATCTCAAATAATCCTGTATTTTTATCCTTAGTTATTTTTGTTGGATGGGCCACTAAAAAACAATGTACTTTATTTTTTTCACAAAACATAACTATCTTATCCAGTTGCTCACTTATATATTTAGTTTCGTTACCATTATATTTATGATCTAATTTATTCCAGGCATCAATAACAAATGCTTTAATTCCTTTTTTCCTTACTAAACTTTTTACAGCTGCTAAGATACTTTCTAATTCAAAGTTTTCTGAAGGATTAATAAAATAAAAGTTATTAGCATGATAATCAATCATTTGTTTTAATTCATCACTTGATATTCTATTAAATCCCTCAAATGCTTTACCACTTATTTTTTCAGCAAACTTACTAAAATGTAATTCAAGTGGATGGTTTTCGGGAGAATATAAAGCTATCTTCCAATTATGACTAATATTTAATCTTGTTAAGATAAAGTCCAAAAATTCAGATTTACCATGACCAGGTATTCCAGTAATTGTAGTTAAGTAACCAGGTTGAAATTTAACAAACATATCAAATTCAGCCATTCCAATTCCATCACCTTTAGGTAAACCATTATTATAATAATTATAAATGTCATCAGTAATATCATTTGCATTAAAAACACCTTCAATCGGGAATTCTTTACGTTCTGACATGGCTTCAATTATGCCTTGAATACCATATTTAATTAAACATTCGTTAGCATCTTTACAATCTTTAAACCTAACATAAGTGCAGTTTTCAAATCCTAATCTTCGAGCTAATTCGTTTTGTAAATTTATACCTGGCCCATCGTTATCTAATGCGAGAACAAATTGTGTTTTATCGGAGAATGATTCTATGCAATTATCTAAATATTGAAAATTAATTTTACCAGTTCCAGCGCCATTGGGTACTGAAATACAATTTTTATAACCCGATTCAGCCATTGTTAAACAATCCATTTCACCCTCAACAATTATAATAGTTTCATTATCAATAGTGCAATCTAAATTATAAAATATCAATTCAGCATCTTTAAATAATTTAAAATCTTTACTTTTGCCTCGATATTTAATATTTATTAATTCTCCATTACGAAAATAATTAAATTGAATAGTGTTAATTTCTGCCTTATTTTTTGGCATCCATTCAATCCCTTCAGAAACTTTAAAGTCTAATAGTGTTTTTTCGCTAATTTTACGGGCTGTAAAGAACTTTTGAGCATCAAGTGAATAGTTAGTACCACTTTTAAATAAAGGTCGTTTATATTCAATTTGTGTGCGTTTCTCAAATTTATCTTTTTTTTCTACTAAAACAACTTGACAATGGTTGCACCTTCCAGCATTTTTTGTAAGATTGAAGCTAAAACATTTATCAGTTTTCTTTTTTCTTTGGTGAGAACAAACAGGGCAAAGCATTATATTTTCTCCTAATTTGTTAGCTTGTATGACATATTCGCTACGGTCTGCCAGGTTAATTACTTTGATTTCCATTAGTAAACCATTTTAGTTTTAGTTAAATCTTTTATTTCGTTTTCAGGTTTAAACCAAACAGCTTGTGCTTTCTGCTTCCAATTTTTAACTTTGTTACCTTTGGCATCCCTCCATTTAGAAATTGAATAATAATCATAAAACTTTTTAGCAGAAGATTCAGAGTAGCCATTTTCAAAAAAATAAAGTTTAATATCTTTTATATTTATTTCTTTTTTACTTTCTCTTTCTCTTTCTATTTCTATTTCTCTTTGTTCCGATGTAGGTTCCGAGATAGGTTCCGATGTAGGTTCCGAGATAGGTTTTTTATTTTGATTATTTAGGTTGTTAATACTTTCCCTAGTTGGCTTGCCTTTCTTACCTCCACGAGATAAATTTAATCTATTTTCGCAGCTAGGAATAAATAATATATTTTCGTTAATTTCAATAAGATTTAATTGTAATAATTTATCTAAAATCAAATTTAATTCATTTATCGAAACTAAAAATTTACGAACCCAAATATCTTTTTTTAGCTCAGTTTTATTATCATTTAACATTGCAAAATCAATAAATTCTCTATACAATCCACGTTCACTTAAAGATAATTCGAAAACACTATCTGAATTGCCCCAGTCCTTTGGATACCAAGTATAACCTAGTTTAGACATTATCAACCTCCATTCCTTTAATAAATGCAATTTCTTTTTTTAAATGCTTAACAAATTTAATGGCGGTTAATAAATCTAAAGCAATAAATTGATTGTTTAAATACTCCTGGTTGTCTGAAATGCTAATATAAATTTCATTGTGTTGATTTACATAAGCGACCATTTCACTATCATAATCTGAAATATCAGATGAGCAAAATACTAATTTTGTTTTTTCCATAATAATAATGATTTTAGGAGAATCAATAACCGTTAAATTAAAAAAGCCTAATGCTTTTGGAGTGTGCGCTCCGCCAGCAATAGGCTAAATAAGTAGTTATTAAAAGGCCCGCACAAGCCATAACTATTGCAAATATACTATAAAATTATTTCATAACCTAAATTAATAATAGTATTTTTTTTAAAGTACCAAAAAACCACATATTGTTGTTTTAAGTTATCGAATGCTAATATCGGGTTGCTACCTTTTATCTGATGAACCATAAAGTATTCTTTGAGGGCGTGTCGTAATCCAGTCATAAGTTAGTGTTTAAATTAGGTTATTAATCTGTGTTAAAATTAGGTTTTAGTATATTTTTCCGTTAATAATTTTTAGATTGTAAAAAGTATAATTGCCTGTTTTAATATCAAGTTCGCAATAGGCAAATCCTGTATTCCATTTATTTATTGGCATATAGTAAGGGGTTTTGCCACACAAACAACCAACGGAGTGAACGCTAAATACATCCCCATACATTGAAGCTTCAGTATTAGAACTTGTTTTGTGATAATGACCAACAACTACATTCTCTAAAGTTTTTAAAAACGTTCCTCGAGCTGGATTAACTCCACCACTTCCACCAAACAATTCATGTCCATGTAATACAGTTAATTTACCAATACGAATAGGCCTTTTTTCTTTTACAATCTCAATCTTTAATTCACCTAATTTTAATCTACTTTCTAATTTAAACTCAGGATCATCAAAAATTTCAGGTGCTTTTAAAAATAACCATTTTTCCCAACGTTCATCGTGATTGCCTAACTTAAAAACTATTTTAGCTTTTGGGAAGTGTTCACGTAGCGAACTCAAAAATATACGTGCAGCTTCAAACTCTTGATGAACTTGTCTTTGTCTCCAGTCTTTTTCATGTCTTGATATACCAGCAAAATCTAAAACATCACCATTGATTAAAATACAATTTACTTTTTTTTCCTTACCATAATTTATTGCTTTTTGAATTGAATCGTTATCCTGGTAAGGTATATGTAAGTCCGATATGATTAAGGTTCTTGA